AGCAGGAGGTGAAGAGGGCGAAGAACCTTCTTGATGTAGTCGGACCCGCAGAATTAAAAAAAGTTGCTGATATGGTGACGATGAAGGTAGATGGGGAAATTATCTATCTCCGCAAAGATGCATTTCCTTCTCTAAAAAATGAAATGGCTGTCACCCTTGACGAGATCATCGGAGGTGCAGATTGAACGCCGTAGAGAATGATGTCCGCGCCCTGGTGGACAAGGAGCTTGCCGCCGCCAATGAGCGGTTCCCGCAGTTTCATTCAGCGCATGAGGGGTATGCTGTGATTCAAGAGGAAGTTGATGAGCTGAAAGAAGATATGGACCGTATAAACGGCAGGATAACTAGTCTGCGGGCCAGGGTAAGATTTAACAATAGCTGTGAGGAGATTGTGTTGCGGATTTATGACGATGCTGTCAACGCCGCCTGCGAGGCCATTCAGGTGGCAGCGATGTGCAAGAAGTTTTTGGAGATGGAGGGCAAACAGTATGATAATTGAGACTTGCCCGGAGTGCGGCGGTGAGCTAAAGCATCTTTCTCTGACTACATACCCGCCAATACCTATGAAAGTTTGCACTGCCTGCGGCTGGTCATGGACAGGCGAACCGGATAAAATCGAGTATGTGCTATTTGATGATAGGAGGCAGTCAGAATGAACTACTTCGTCTCGCTCCTTTCCGCTCCTACTGACACTGACTGGTTGTCCGTTAAGTCCAGAGCTTTAGTCACCATCGGCAAGAAAGCGGTCAATCCGCCCTCCAGCGAGTGGAAACACGCCATCCTGGAGGCCCGGCATAGCCCTATTCGATGCCTGCGGTACAGCTTCTACATAGAGTGCCCATATTGGGTCTCCGTTCATCTCTGCCGCCATGTCCACGCCCAACCATACGTCAAGAGCCAGCGAAATGACCGCCAGGACGAATACGACCGCAACGATGCCCCGCAGAGTGCGCCAGTCAGCATGATTTACGATACCAACGCCGAAGAACTGATGGTGATAGCCAACAAGCGCTTGTGCCTCAAGGCCAGCCAGGAGACCCGGCAGATCGTCCAAGCCATGTGCAAGCTAGCAGAGGAAGCTACACCGGAACTCCACGGCCTGCTAGTCCCTCTCTGCGAATACTGCGGCGGCGTGTGCCATGAGATGGAGCCGTGCGGGAGGTATCAGCGTGAATGAGTTCCCGGAGAGATTGCGGAAGCTGAGGGAGGAAAAGAGAATCAAGCGTTACATACTCTCCCAGCGGTGCGGCTTGCACTCCGACGCCATCCGTCGGTATGAACGCGGGGAGGCAGAGCCAGATTTGTTATCGCTGATTGCCATTGCGGACTTTTTTGAGGTAAGCCTAGATTATCTGACGGGCAGGGCGGATTACCGTTGACGGTTTGGGTTAGGGCGGGTTAGGGTTGAATACAAGCCTCCCTATAAGAAAAGGGTCATTTTCAATTTTTAAAAAGTATGTTTTTGAACCTAACCTGCCCTAACCCAGCACATAAAATTTTTGTTTTTCCACTTCTAAGGGGAAAAATCGGAGGACGATGCCTTACAATAGAATCGTGGGGGCGTGCATCCTCTGCGCTCCCATAGCTTTCCCCTCCCTTCGGAAGGTGTTGCCTTCATCCCTTCCTCCTGCCGCCCTGGCCCCGTGGCGGCTATAGTAACGGGGCAATTATATGCCACTCCTGCCCGCATGAGGACAGCGTGGCCCGGCCTGTGGGCAAAGCCGAAACCCCACGAGATACCGGTGAAGAGCCGGTATATGGCACCGTATCTCAACGGTAGAGAGGGCCATAGATGCCCATAGACGATGCTGGTTCAAGTCCAGCCGGTGCCAATTTATACGCCGCCACCGTCTGCGTGAGGGCGGGGCGGTACCAGAAATCTATGTCGGAGGTTGTACACTATGCTGCACTTTAGCGCATTAAAGTGGGGGGGGCTCTGACCTCCTAACCGTCACTTTGCCGAAAGGCGGTGACGGGAGATGATTTTTCAGCCACAGATCATCGGGAAGCCGCTTCCGACGCTTACGAATCCTGGAACTGCCGCAGACCTCCTCAGCGGGAAGCAGTTGATTGACGCAAATGGGAATGTGCTGACGGGGACGATGCCGACCCAAGGAGCGCAGACCATTAGACCGGGAGCTACGGCAAAGACCATCGCCGCAGGAAGGTATTTGACAGGGGTACAGACAATTCAAGGTGATGCGGATTTGGTGCCGGGGAATATCAAGAGTGGCATCAATATATTCGGGGTAGACGGGGCGCTAAGCGGCGAATCTTTCATATCAACTGATCCGTCTTATAATGCATATGGCGGAGATATTCAGACCAATTTAGTAAATACAAAATATGGAGATTATGGAACAATAACCGCAACGGTGAGTAATCGTGTACAGCCTTACAAAAACATTTTGGCAATTTTCCCAGACAAAGATATAGTTATACAATATCCAATCGATACCACAAATCTTCTTGCCGTAACTGGAATGTTGTGCATTCAAACTCAATCAACATACAGACCGTATGTCGTATTTGTGTTCGGGAATTATAATAATGCCAGATATTCGGGTTTTAGCTATAGATCTACTGTAACTGTTAATGATTATACTTGGGAAATAAGCATACCGACACCATCTGGGTATGAATATCTTTTCCCTTCCAATTTTTCCTCATTTAAGTGTACAGCAATTGACATTTTTTAATTGCTCTTTCGAACGGAGGTAGCACAATGCACAAATTTACTTATGTAAACCGGGGGGGGGCGCTCTGACCTCCTAATCGTCAAACTGCCGAAAGGCGGTGACGGGAGATGATTTTTCAGCCGGGTAGCGGGGGCGGACTGAAAATAATTGCAGAGGGGACTTTGGATGTTACCACATCTCAGCAAACATTCAGCTTTAATAAGGAAGTAAAAATTCTTATCGCATCATTGATTGACCTTTCAGGTGTTGGGGGAGACAGTTATTCTGCGGTTGCGCTCCCTGGGGCAGCTGTAATTGCAAAGGGGCCTGGAATTAATTATGTAAATATTCATTTGTTGTCAAATGGTACGAAATTTATCTATAACGCTTCTACTTCTTGCACGATAGAATACCTCGCCCTCGGCTAAAAGGAAGGTGGTGGCATGGCTGCGAGGCTGACTGGTGACCAGGCGCATCTTCTCTCCCTGATATCACAGGGTAGAGAAAATATCTGGTACAATGAAGCGGCGTGGCAGCGGATGAGGGCGCAGGTCCTCAAGATTGACCATTACGAATGTCAGCTCTGCAAGGCGAATGGGCGGCATAGAAGGGCCGTCATCGTCCACCATGTTAAGCACTTGAAGGATAGGCCAGACTTGGCACTGAGTATATGGGACGGTAAGGAGCGGCAGCTTGTCAGTGTGTGCCGGGCGTGTCATGAGGAGCTGCACCCGGAGCGGGCGCTGTTGCCAAGAACGGGGAAGCCTCCGGTAACGAAGGAGAGATGGGACTGACACCCCCCATCGAAAAAACGAGTATGACACTGTGGGGGCGTAATCGGTGTGGGTTCAGGGCAGGAGAGGGATTCTCGCGCGTGTATATGGAATCGGGGTGAATTTGTGAAAAAGGAAGATCTACGGGCCGCGATTAAGGCCGATCTTTTGGACCAGCTTGACCGGAATGGAAAGGTTGGGCACCAGTATAAGGACATGGTGGAAGATTATCTTACCATGTGGGACGCAAAAAATGGACTGGCGGAGGATCTCGATAAGAACGGCGTGGTCCGCACCAGGGTCTACAGCAATGGGACAAGCACCCCGGAGAACAGCAAGTCGGTGGAGCAGTTTATCAAGGTCAACGCGAGGATGAGCGCGCTTTTGTCAGAACTGGGGGCGGATGAGCCTGCGTTTTCCGAGGATGATGAAATGTGAACTACATCCAGGACTATATACGGTCCATCAGGAGCGGAGAGGTCCCAGCCTCCCGGGAGATGCACCAGGCGTGCGACTACATAGAGGGGAAGCTGAATAACCCGGACGTATTTGTGGATACGGAAAAAACCGAAAAGGCCGTAGAGCTGATCGAGCGGTATTTTCGGATGAAGTTGTTTCCGTGGGAGAAATTTGTCCTCGCCCTGGTCCACTGCTACTACAAGTCCAGCGACACTCTTGTGTTCACCGAGTATCTGATCATGATGGGCCGGGGAAACGGGAAGAACGGGTTTATCTCCGGCGTGGCGTGGTATCTGACCACAATGTATCACGGGGTCTCGGGGTACAATGTTGACATCATCGCCAACAGCGAGGACCAGGCGAAGACCTCCTTCGAAGACATCTATCAGATGCTGGAAGACACCTGGGCTAAGTCCAAGAAATTCTTCTACAAATCGAAGGAAGAAATCGTCAGCCTACGAACCAGGAGCTACATAAAGTTCAACACCTCGAACGCCAGGACAAAGGATGGCAAGCGGTCTGCCTGCCTGATCTTTGATGAGATCCACGAGTACCAGAACAGCGACACCATCAAAGTATTTCGGTCCGGCTTCGGCAAGCGGAAGCACTCCAGGACGTTTTATATTACGACAGACGGATATGTCCGGGACGGCGTGCTGGATGACCGGCTGCGGATTGCTCACGACGTGCTGAACGGAGAGATCAAAAACTCCCGGCTGTGCCCGCTAATCTACAAGCTGGACGACGAAAAAGAGGCGGACAACAAAGAACTGTGGGTCAAGGCGAATCCCTCACTGCCCTATCTTCCGACTTTGCAGCTGGAAATCGAGCAGAACTTTATCGACAAGGATTACGACCCGACCGTTGCCAGCGATTTGTACACCAAGCGGTTTAATCTCCCGAAGGGCAATGCCGAGATCGCCGTCACAGACTACAGCAAGGTCAAGGCCACAAGCCGTGAATTGCCGAAGCTGGACGGGTGGGCCTGTACGGTGGGGATGGACTATGCCGAACTCTCCGACTGGGCGGCGGTCAACCTACACTTCCGCCGGGGGCCGCAGAGATACGATATCAACCACGCCTGGCTGTGCACGCAGTCCAAGACCTTGCAGCGGGTGAAAGCCCCGTGGAGGGAGTGGGCGGAGCGTGGGCTGGTGACGGTGGTGGACGATGTGAGCATCCACCCCGACTTGCTGGTGGATTACATCCGGCTGGCCGGGCAGAGGTACAACGTCAAAATGCTGGCTATGGATAACTACCGGTGGACGCTGGTATCTGAGAGCCTGCGGAAGATCGGGTTTGACGCGCAGGACAAGAGCCGGGTGAAGCTGGTGCGGCCTTCCGACATCATGCAGGTGGAGCCGGTGATCCAGGAGTGCTTTGATCGGGAGCTGTTTACATGGGGGGACAACCCGTGTCTAAGGTGGGCAGTCAACAATACCAAAAGAGTGCGAAGGTCCCGGAGCCTGGGAGTGGACACAGGAAACTTTATCTACGCCAAAATCGACGCAAAGAGCCGAAAGACCGACCCGTGGATGGCGCTGGTAGCCAGCATGGTGATAGAGCCGGTGTTGGGCGGCGGTGCGGCTGCGGAGATACCGCCAGTGGGGGCGATCAAACTATGATACGAGAGATCAACGGAAAAACGTGGTTCTGCTGCCCGGTGTGCGGTCAGAAGATCCACCCGGTGAAGCCGGGAGCGCAAGGCGTGTTTGCCATGTGCAAGGGAAAGAAGCCGGATGGGGGCCGCTGTGACTGGGCGGGAGAAATACGATGGGATAAGTAAATATCATTTGAGCCATTGAGCCAACTACCGAGTGATCGGCGGTTGGCTCTTTTTCGTTTGGAGGTGAGATACACGGCACTGAATTTTTTCCGATGGCTGATGGGAAGCAAGCAGACATCGCCGGTTGAGGTGACATGCAAGGAGCTGTTCGAGGCCGCACAGGAGTTCCAGGTCCGAGAGCTAAGTTTCTGGGTATGCGCCAACATGGTTGCAAACGCCCTGGGGCGGTGTGAGTTTCGGACATTCCGGGGCCACGAGGAGATCCAGGAGCGGGAGTATTACCTCTGGAACGTCAGCCCGAATGTGAACCAGAACTCCAGCGCGTTTCTCCACAAATTGATTGCAAAGCTCTACCAGGACAACGAGGCACTGGTGGTCAACGCCCTGCCCCGGGGACAGCTGGAATCCCTGGTGGTGGCGGACAGCTGGGAGCCGCCGGAGGAGTGGCCCTCCCGGCAGAACGAGTACAGCGGGGTCACGGTAGCGGACTACCAGTACACATACCCACTCTACGAAAATAACGTTCTCCACCTGAAGCTGAACCACACCAACATGCGGCCAATCATCAACGGCTTGTACCAAAGCTACTGGCGGATGGTATCGGCGGCGATAAAAGCCTACACCTGGGGGAACGGCCAGCACTGGAAGGTGCACGTCAATCAGCTGGCCCAGGGCGATGACGAGTGGGCGCAGAAATTCCAGGACATGATCACTGCCCAGGTGAAGCCGTTCCTGGAGAGCGACGGGGCTATCCTGCCGGAGTTTGACGGCTACGCCTATGAGAACGTGGGCGGCGGCGCATCGGGAGACACCCGGGATATTCACGCAATGATCGAGGACATCTTTGACTTCACGGCCCGGGGGTTTCTAATCCCCGCCGTGCTGGTGAACGGGTCTATCGAGGGGACGCAGGACGCGAACACCAGATTCCTGACCTACTGCATCGACCCCCTGGCGGATCAGCTCCAAGAGGAGATCAATCGGAAACGGTATGGCTACGACGGATGGCAGCAGGGCAATTATCTCAGGATCGACACATCCAGCATTATCCACTTTGACCTGTTCGCCAACGCCGCCAACGTGGAGAAGCTGGTGGGGTCCGGGGCCTATACCATCAACGATGTGCGCCGGGCGGCCAATCAGGCGGTCATCAACGAGCCCTGGGCCAACGAGCACTTTATGACGCTGAACATATCGCCCATGAGCGAGGCGACCCGGCAGCTGAGTTCCAAGAAAGGAGAAGAGACATGAGAAAGACCATGTGGGAGATCCGCCAGCAGGCGGACCTCAGCACACTGGATCTCTACATCTACGGTGACGTGGAGGCGGACGGCTACGACTGGTGGACCGATGATGTAATCCGCAGCGAGACCAGTGCCAATACGTTCCGGGAGGAGCTGGCGGCCCACCCGGACGTGACCCAGATCAACATCTACATCAACAGCTGGGGCGGGAGCGTATTTGAGGGCACGGCCATCTACAACCAGCTCCGGCGGCACCCGGCGCACAAGACCGTGTACGTGGACGGATTCGCCTGCTCCATCGCCTCTGTCATCGCCATGGCGGGGGACGAGGTGGTGATGCCGCGGAACGCCCTGATGATGGTGCACAACATGGCCATGGGGGTGTTCGGCAACGCGGCTGAGCTGAGAAAATCGGCGGACGACCTGGACACCATCAACGCGGCGGGCCGGGAGGCCTACCTGCAGAAGGCGGGGGACAAGCTGACCCCCGAGCTGATCGCCCAGATGGAGGATGACGAGACCTGGCTGACGGCGGAGGAGTGTATCCAGTACGGCCTGGCAGACCGGTTCGCGGACAAGGAGGCTGACATGGCCAACGCCAGCCAGGTGCTGCAGAGGGCCCAGCTGACGCTGGAGCAGCGGATCAAGGTCAATAAGAGCCTGGCCGCGCAGCTGCGGGATCTGGATAAGGTTCTGCACACCGCGCCCCGTCAGACGGCGCCGGCAGATCCGGCACCCCAGCCGGAGGGAGATCCCCTAGCGGAACCCAAGGAACCCCGGGCAGACCCGCCCGTTCCTGAAAATTCGATTATGAAGCTGTTTGAAAGGAGCACAAAATGAAGAATTGCGACACTCTGACCCGGGACGACATCCGGGCCAAACTCCAGCAGGCCATCAAGGACAACGACACTGAGGCATTTTCCGCCTCCTTTGACCAGATGCTGGAGTGCATCCAGAACGACATCCAGCAGCGGGCCGATGACCGCATCGACCAGATGAAGCGGGAGACCGACACCACCGTCCTTGCCTCCCGGGGCGTGCGCCAGCTGACCACGAAGGAGAAGGAGTTCTACCAGAAGGTGGCGGACGCTATGAAGGCGAAGGACCCCAAGCAGGCCCTGAACAATCTTGATGTGGCCATGCCTGAGACCGTCATCGACGCTGTCTTTGACGAGCTCCAGACCAGTCACCCCCTCCTGAGCCGCATCCAGTTCATGAACACCCGGGGTGCTATCCGAATGATGATGAACACCAACGGCTACCAGGAAGCGGCGTGGGGCCAGCTGTGTGACGAGATCGTGCAGGAGCTCACCTCCGGCTTTAAGGAGGTGGACACCGGCCTGCTGAAGCTATCCGCCTTTATGCCCGTGTGCAAGGCCATGCTGGACCTTGGCCCCGAGTGGCTGGACGACTTTGTGCGGCAGGTGCTCTACGAGGCTTACGCAAACGGCCTGGAGGCCGGTACTGTGGCGGGCGACGGCAACGGAAAGCCCATTGGCATGAATCGCCAGGTGGGCGACAATGTGACCGTGACCGGCGGCGTGTACCCTGTCAAGGCCCCCGTTTCCGTGACCGATCTGTCCCCCACCACCATTGGGAATCTGCTGGCCTTGATGGCGGTGGACCCCAACGGTAAGGCGAGAAATGTACGTGACGTGATCCTGGTGGTCAACCCCGTGGACTACTTCCAGAGGATCATGCCCGCTACCACCATGATGACCCCCAACGGCACCTATGTCAACGATGTGCTGCCCTATCCCATGAGCGTGATCCAGTCCCCCGCCGTGGAGCAAGGCCAGGCGATCATCGGCCTGGGCTACAAGTATTTCGCCGCCATCGGCTCCGCCCGGGACGGCAGGATCGAGTACAGCGACCACTACCACTTCCTGGAGGACGAGCGGGTCTATCTTATCAAGGGCTACGCCAACGGCTTCCCCATGGACAACAACGCATTTTTCGTCCTGGACATTACCGGCATCCGGCCCGCCGTGTGGAAGGTGGAGCAGGTGACCGCGCCTGCCGCCTCCGATGTGGACGACCTGGCTGACCTGCGGATCGGCGGCCTGACCCTGAGCCCCGCTTTCTCCGCCAGCACTCTGACCGGGTACACCGCAACTACCACCAATGCCAGCAACACCGTGACGGCCATCCCCGCCGACGCGAACGCCACCATTGAGATCACCAACAAGGGTCCCAGCGACGAGCAGGCTACCCCCGTGGTCAATGGCCGGGCTGTGACCTGGAAGACTGGGGCGAATACCCTGACCGTCAAAGTCACCGCAGCGAATGGTACCGCGAACAAATCTTACACTGTTACGGTGACCAAGTCGGGGGGTTAACACCCCCGGCTGATACCGGGCTCGTTGGCTCGGGGGAGATTGGAAGAGCACGGATTGGAACGACTTGAACCAGAGAGGATGATTTCAGATGGCATATACACCCACAACTTGGACCGATGGTGATCTTATCACCGCCGAGAAGATGAATAAGCTCGAACAGGGTGTTCAGAATGAGCAGGTTGGTCCCCAGGGACCCGCCGGGGCAACTGGGGCAACAGGTGCTACCGGTCCCGCTGGTGCTGCTGCTGGGTTTGGTACCCCCACAGCTACCGTAGACGCCAACACTGGGACACCCTCTGTAACGGTATCTGCATCCGGCCCTAACACTGCCAAAGTGTTTTCGTTCGCCTTCAAAAATTTGAAGGGTGCTAAGGGTGACAAGGGCGATACTGGGGCCCAGGGCCCTGCCGGCACCTCTTATACGCTTCCTGCTGCTACCACTAGCGCGCTGGGCGGCGTGAAGATGGCCGCTGCCGTTGCAGACGCAGCCGCAGCTCCTACTATGGAAGAGTTTAACGGCCTGCTGGCTTCCCTTCGTGCAGCTGGGATTCTGGCAAGCTCTTAAGGGGTGACAGTATGCAGCGAGAAAACATTCCTGAATCGTTGCTGTCCGACGTGAAGAACTATCTCAACATCACCTGGGACGATGAGGCTACTGACACGAAGGTCTCCGGCCTCATCGCCTCCGGGATGGTGTACCTCAACCTCAAATATGGGGAGGAGGCGGACTACACGGCGGACGGATTGCCCCGGACGCTGTTGATGGAATATGTGAGATACGCCAGAGACAGCGCCCTGGATGTGTTCGAGAACAACTATCAGGCTCTCCTCCTGGGGATGCAGAATGAAAGGCTGGTGAACGCCCATGCCCTGGACAGCGCCGTATCGCCCGTCGAATGAGGTCACGCAGGACTATAACGACGGGACCGTCACCATCTATGCAGTGACAGACAGCGCCCAGCCGGGATACCAGCCAAAGCCGACGCTGACGAAAAAATACACCCTCCGCTACGATGAGCAGCGGGTAGGCATCCAGAGATATTACGAGGCCATGCAGAATCAGGTCCAGGTGGAGCGGGTGCTGCGAGTGCCCCGGGCGAAGATCACCAACCAGGACATTGCGGAGACGGAGGACGGGGTGAAATACCGGATCGACCTGGTCCAGACAGTGGATCTGGTATACCCGCCGTCCCTGGACCTGACCCTGACCCGCTACGAGCAGGGGGTGAGCGAGTGACATGGTATGAAACCATCATCGCCGCCCACACCGCCGTCACAAACGCTGTCAGCCACGGCCAGAGGATGAAGTCAGACCGGTATTTCGTCTGGCAGGAGGACGGGGCAAACGACCTGGAGGCCAACGGGGCGCACACGGAAAAGGCCATGCAGGGCACAACGGACCTGTTCTCCAAGACGGAATTTGACCCCTGGGCAGACGCTCTTGGGGAGAGCCTCAGCAGCTATGGGATCGCATGGTATCTCAACGCTGTGGAATTTGAGGAGGACACCGGGCTCTGGCACTGGGAATGGGTGTGGGAGGTGGCCTATGGCTAAGATCACATTCCCCGGGCTGAACGACTATGAATTGATGATCTCCCGGCTGTCAAAAGGCGTGGATGATATTGCCGGTAAGGCTATCTACGCCGGGGCGGGGATCGTGGCTGATGCGATCAAGGAGAACATCAAGGCCCTGCCTATCGTGCGGGGCTACGGGACTGAAAAAGACCCACTGCCGGGCGGCGTGACGGCACCGCAGAAGGCCGGATTGATCGATGGAATGGGCATATCCCCCATGCAGAATGACGCAGGGTATCTCAACGTGAAGATCGGCTTTGACGGCTACAACGCCACCAAAACCGAGAAGTATCCCCAGGGCCAGCCCAACCAGCTTGTGGCACGGGGCGTGGAATCCGGCACGAGCTGGAAGAAAAAAAGCCCCTTCATCCGCCCCGCGATCAACGCCTCAAAAAGCAGGGCAGAGGCGGAAATGGCCCGGATTTTAGACCAAGAAATCGAAAAAATCACGAAAGGATGATGATATATGGCCGGAATCGGCATGTACGGCGTGTACTACTCCAAAGCCACCATCGCCAACGGTGTAGTCACCGGCTACGCCGGGGTCAAGACGATGGGCAAGGCGATCTCCGCCTCTTTTGAGCCTAGCACGCCAGACGACAATCCTTTGTATGCGAACAACGCCGTGGCGGAGAACGACAGCTCCGGGGCCTCCGGCGGCACTCTGACCCTCACCCTGGATCGCCTGACCCAGGAGGCCGCAGCAGACCTGTACGGCCTGACTGTGGAGGACGTGGAGGTCACCGTCGGTGACACACCCGGTACACAGGTGGAGGGCACCGCCCTGAAATACACCGGCAATGAGCAGAGCGCCCCGGTTGGCGTGGCGTTCATCCGGCAGAACCAGGTGGACGGCGTTCGGAATCACGAGGTCATCCTCTACCGCCGGGCGACCTTCTCCATGCCTGCGGACAGCGCCCAGACGATGGGCGAATCCATCGAGTGGCAGACCCCGGAGATCGAAGCCTCTGTCATGGGCCTGGAGGGCGACGGCACCAACGCCTGGTTTGAGCAGGTGATCTTCCCCACCCAGGAGGCGGCTATCGCCTACATCACCAACTACTTCAAAAAATCTGTCGGGGGCTAAGCCATGAAGGTAAGCTATGTGGAATTTCTGGGGCAGAAGCACCCCTTGTGTTTCTCCCTGGCGGCAAGCGAAAAGATTCTGGAGGAATTTAAGTCTCTCGAAAACATGAGCGACGCGATCACCGGGGATGACCTGGCAAACAAGGTTCATGCCATTGACCGGGTCCTCCAAATCCTCATGAAGGCCGGGCGGATCTATGCCTCCGCCTGCGGGGAGGACTTGCCCCCGGAACTTCCGTGCCGTCCCGCCGACCTCATCGACGTGCGGGACCCCAAGGCCACACAGGCGATCTTTGATGTGATGCGGTCTGACACCGAGCGGACGGTGGAGGCAGAAGGAAAAAACGGCGAAGCCACGTCGGACCAGTAAGTCCGGCGTGGGTGCATTACAACGGCGCGAAAGCCGGATTGACCCGCTTTGAAGTCAGAAACCTCCCGATGGGGAGAGTGTTCGACCAAATCGCCTGCTGGCAGATCGCCGAGTGCGGCGCAAAAGAAAAAGCTGGTGGAGATCTGTTCGCGCAGATGTCACGGTTGAGGAGGTGAGGACTTGCCGGTCAATATTGGACCTAAGGTCGGGATCGACGGAGAAAAGGAATTTCGGCAGAATCTAAACTCCATTTCCCAGCAGCTCAAGACCCTGGGCACGGAGATGAAGGCCGTAACCTCCGCTTTTGACGCGAACGACAAGAGCCAGGAGAACCTTGCCAACCAGTCCCAGGTTTTGACGGAGCAACTTTCCCTCCAGGAGAAGCGGATCGCGGAAATCCAGAAAGCTCTTGACCATGCCCGCTCTAACTACGCGGAAAACAGCAACCAGGTACAAAGATGGCAGCAGGCCATGAACAACGCCGTCACTGAGCTGAACAAGACCCGCTCCCAGCTCTCTAAGGTGCAGAGCGAAATGGACGGCACAGAGGATTCCACTAAAGACCTCACCGACGCGCTGGATGATGTGGGCAATGCGTCCGAGAAAGCCTCCGGCGGGTTAAGCTCCATGACCGTGGCGATGGGCAACCTTATCTCCTCCGGCATCCAGGCGGCGGCCTCCGCTGTGGCCGACCTGGTGTCCAGCCTGTGGAATCTGGACGAATCCACCGAGGAATACCGCCGCGCGCAAGGACGGCTCAACACCGCCTTTGAGGCCGCCGGGTATGGGGCGGATACCGCGCAGCAGGCGTACCAGGCGTTTTACGGGATTCTGGGTGACACGGACACCGCCACAGAGGCATCCCAGCTTTTGGCGCAGCTGGCCGAAAGCGAGGAGGACGTCGCCACCTGGACGGAGATCGCGGCGGGTGTGAGCGGCACCTTTGGCGATTCCCTCCCCATTGAGGGACTGATCGAAGCCGCCAACGAAACCGCGAAGGTGGGGCAAGTCACCGGCACTCTGGCGGACGCGCTGAACTGGGTGGGCATCTCTGAGGATGAGTTTAACGCCAAACTGGCGGCGGCGGGATCGGAGAGTGAGCGGAACCGGCTCATCATGGAGACCCTGTCCAATCAGTACGACCAGGCGGCCCAGGCGTTCTACCGGAACAATGAGGCACTGGTGGCTTCCCGGAATGCGCAGGCGCAGATGGACGCGGTGACCGCCAAACTGGGGAACACCATCGCCAATGTGAAAAACCAGCTCACAGCAAACTTGCTTCCCGCCTTGTCCAGCCTTGCGGACGCATTTAACGGCATTCTGACAGGTGCGCCTGGGGCGACGGAGGCGTTTTCCCAGGCGATCCAGGGCCTTATTGCCGCAGTGGTGGACATGCTGCCACAGTTTCTGGATACGGGATTACAGATCATCAGCTCCGTGGTAAACGGGATCGTCCAGGCGCTGCCGGAGCTGGCGCAGGTCGGTGTGGAGATTATTGGGCAGATCGTCGCCACCATCACGGAGAATTTGCCCCAGGTCCTGGACATGGGGCTACAGCTTTTGGATCAGCTCACCAGCGGTATCGAGAGCGGCCTGCCGGATATGGTGAGCCGTATCCCGCAGATCATCACAGAGTTTCTGGATTATCTGACCGGAGAGCTTCCAACGATTTTGGACAAGGGCGTAGAAATTCTCAACAGCTTGGTCAACGGCATCATTGATACGATCCCTGAGATGGTGGCGGCGCTACCGCAGATCATTACAGCGTTTACAAAATTTGTGGCGGATAATCTTCCAAAAATTATTGCCGCAGGAATTGATATTCTCCTCAATTTGATCTCCGGCATTCTGTCCGCTATCCCGGATTTGGTGGCCGCTCTGCCACAAATTATGGACGCCATTTCCGAAGGGATCAGGAACCTGATGGGCGGCATTGTGGATGTTGGCAAAGAGATCGTCCGGGGTATCTGGGACGGTATCACCAGCATGGCCTCCTGGATCACAGACAAGGTGACGGGATTCTTCTCCGGCATCGTGGACGGCGTGAAGGATTTTCTGGGGATACACTCCCCGTCCCGTGTGTTTGCCGGTATGGGCGAAAACATGGCCCTGGGCCTGGGAGAGGGATTTGCCGGGGAAATGCGGGGCGTACAGCGTCAAATAGACCGGTCTATGGCTGGCTTGGTGGCTCCGACTATGACCTACGGCGTAACGGCGGCAACCTCTGCACCCGTCTATTCCGGCGGGGACAGCATCGGGGCATCCGTGGGCGCGGCGGTGCGGGCCGCCCTGGACGGCGCGGCGGTATACCTCAATGGCCGGAAGGTGGGGAATTTGATTACTCAGCAGCAAAACCAGACAGCGATCGCCCGGGGGCAGTCCCCGGTCTACATCTAAGGGGGTGAGCATGTGCAGGTCAAAGTGGTCATTAACGGCGTATCCCACGCCGAATGGCTGGCGGAGGGCGGGTATGTGCTCACCCCTCTCCCGCGTCAGGCGCGGAGCGTCGTCACAATCGACGGCACAGATTGGCGGACGCAGATCGTAAAGCACCAGATCGATTTGAGCTATGTGGAGCTGAGGGACAACACCCTCGCCACGCTGAAAGCCTCCCTGCTGACGAATCCGGCCACGGTGACCTTTACCGACGATGAAGGGAACGACTTGACCAGGGCCATGTATATCACCGGCCCCACCGTCGCCGCCAAGACCGTCCGCGGCGGAAACACCTACTACTCCGGCGTGTCGTTGACACTGGAGGAAAAGTAATGCAGACGACAAGCGCACTGTATCAGGCCCTCATCCTGGACCCCACCGCACGGAAGCAGGTCCAGATCGTCATTGCAGGCGTGACCTACGGGGAGGATCAGATCGTCAGCTTATCCACCACGTCTGGCATGTTCGCCGAGGACACAATGGGCATCGGCGGGGCGGTAGCGAAAGAGATTGACTTAGTCTTACGTCAGCCGGGCACAATCCCCAGAATGGCAAAGATGATCCCCTCCTACCGGCTGGTCAAGGGGACACAGGCCAGCGAGTGGATACAAAAGGGTATCTACTACATAGATACGCGGAGCGTGGACGAAGTGACCGGGGTCATGACCATCCACGGATACGATGATATGCTCAAAGCCGAACAGGTATGGGAGCCTGCGCAGTCTTTGGAGTTCCCCATGACAATGGTCCAGGCTGTGAATATCATTGCGCAACTCATGGGCGTAACGCTGGATTCCAGGACAGCGCTCAACCAGAGCTATACCATCGACTACCCGGCCAATAATTACACGTTGCGGGACGTGCTGCGGTATATCGCCGTGGCAAATGCCGGGAACTGGATCATCACCGATGACGGTAAGTTGAGGTTGGTTTCCTTCGGCGAAATCCCAACGGAGACGAATTACCTGGTGGAGGAGGGCGGCGACGCGATCACGTTTGGAGGTGACAGGATACTTGTCTGATAAGGTTTTTTTGGGCACACGGATGGCCCAGCTTGACACCTCCCCATCCCTCGCGCCTGTGTCAAAAGTTATCCTAGCTGTGGACAGCGAGAACGCATATATCGCCGGAAATGATACCGGGCGGACCGTAGAGGTTACATGCCCTTATGGCACCCAGGAAATGGCGAATAATATCCTGGCCGCTCTGTCTGCCTACACCTACACCCCGGCGATGGCCCAGGACGCGATCCTTGACCCAGCGGCGGAGATCGGGGATGGATTGACGATGGGCGGGGTGTACACCGTCCTGGCCCAGTCTACCTTGACCTTTGACGGCCTCATGACCAGCGACGCGGGAGCGCCGGGCCAGGCGGAGCAGGAGAGCGAATACAAGTATCAATCTCCCGTTATCGCGGACATCAACTGGCAGCTCGCGGAAACTCGCTCTCTTATTTCCAAGACTAGCGAGGAAATCCTCCTGAAAGTTGAGAATGAGCTAGAGGGTCTGTCGAGCAGCTTTAGTGTGCAGTTGCAGCAGATTCAGTCTCAAGTG